GGGTACGGTAGAAGCAGACAATAAACTGTCATTAAAATTTAAAAATGGCTCACAAATTAAAGCAGTATCATCGGCAACTACAGGAGCACGTTCAGAAGCATTGTCTTTATTAATTGTGGATGAGGCTGCATTTATTCGAAACATAGAAGAAATATGGATAGCATCACAAGCAACATTATCAACGGGTGGTGGTGCTATAGTATTATCTACGCCTAATGGTGTTGGTAACTGGTTTCATCAAACATGGGCTGATGCCGAATCCGGAATAAATGGTTTTCATACAATTAAACTACATTGGACAGTTCATCCAGAACGAGATCAAACTTGGCGTGATGAACAAACTCGATTACTAGGAGAACGTGGTGCTGCACAAGAATGTGATTGTGACTTTGTGAGTTCCGGACATACTGTAGTCGATGGCCCATTATTATTAGAATATAATGAATTAACAGAAGAACCGTTAGAACGTAGAGGGTTTGATGGAAATTATTGGGTATGGGAATATCCGGATTATGCAAAAAATTACACAGTAGTAGCTGACGTTGCACGAGGCGATGGCGCCGACTTTTCCACTTTTCAAATATTTGATGTAGAATCAGTACGACAAGTTGCAGAGTACAAAGGTAAGATTGCCCCAAATGATTTTGGTAACATGTTAGTAACAGTTGCAACCGAATGGAACAATGCATTACTTGCGATTGAAAATGCAAACATAGGTTGGGCAGCAATACAACCAGCATTAGATAGAGGATATCAGAATCTACACTATACTTATAAAGATGATGGCTATACAGATGCATCAGTACAATTGAAAAAAGGTTATGATATGAAAGATAAGAGCCAAATGGTTCCTGGAGTATCGACTACATCGCGTACTAGACCATTAATGGTATCTGCTTTAGAAATGTATATGCGAGAAAAGACTCCGGTTATTCGCAGTAAAAGACTAATACAAGAACTATTAGTATTTGTATGGCTAACTGGTAAAGCTCAAGCACAACAAGGCTATAACGATGACTTAGTAATGGCATTTGCAATTACATTGTGGTTACGAGATACGGCATTAAAATTACGTCAACAAGGAATAGATTTAAATAAACGTGCATTATCTCAATTTCAAAAAACAAATCCAGTTATATATACAGGAAAATCAAAACCTACAGATACGGGATGGAATTGGAATCCTGGAGATGGCGATCAAGATCTAACATGGTTGATACGTTAACGGGCCTGTTCTAGATATCGTTATATTTATATTAAAAAAGAAATATGGCGTCATTAAGAAAACGTTTACAAAATTTATTTAGTACCAACGTTATTGTTCGTTCTTACGGAAAAGATCAATTACGAGTAGTAGATACAAATCGTTTGCAAAGTGTTGGTAATTTAGCACAAAGCAAAGTAGCAGATAGGTATACAAGACTTCACGGAGCAAATAAGCATCGTGTCGGTGGAATGGGTGGATATGATTCTAATTATTATATGCATCAAAATCGTATGCAACTTTATGCTGATTATGAAATGATGGATAAAGATCCTATAATTTCGTCGGCATTAGATATATATTCAGATGAATCTACATTAGCAGACCAATTTGGAGATGTATTAACTATACGTGCTAACAATACAAGAATACAAAAAATTCTTTACAATTTATTTTATGACATATTAAACATAGAATTTAATTTATGGTCATGGATTCGTCAAATGACCAAATATGGTGATTTCTTTTTAAAATTAGATATTGCTGAAGAAATTGGCGTACTTAATGCTAGACCATTTTCTAGTTATGAAATGGAACGTTGGGAAGAATATAATGAAGCTACCGGAGAATATGAAATTAAATTCAAAAATGTAGCTTCAGAACAAATGACATACGATGTATATGAAATTGCACATTTCCGTATGTTATCCGATTCTAACTTCTTACCATATGGTAGATCAATGTTAGAAGGAGCACGTAAAGAATTTCAAAAATTAATGATGATGGAAGATGCGATGCTTATTCATCGTATTATGCGCGCACCAGAAAAAAGAATATTTAAAATTGATATTGGTAATATTCCGCCGAATGAAGTTGATACATTCATGGAAACCATTATCAATAAAATGAAAAAAATTCCACACATCGATCCTAATACCGGTAATTACAATTTAAAGTTTAATCTTAACAACATGTTGGAAGATTATTACTTGCCAGTTCGTGGGGGTCAATCTTCTACTACAATTGATACGCTTCCTGGTATGACATTTACCGGAATGGAAGATATTGAATACATCAAACATAAAATGATGGCAGCTCTTAAAATACCTAAACCATTTTTAGGTTACGATGAAGGGGTTGAAGGTAAAACTACATTAGCATCAATGGATATTCGTTTTGCAAGAACTATTGAACGTATTCAAAAAATTGTAGTTTCTGAACTAGCAAAAATTGCGGTAGTACATTTATATTCGCAAGGTTTTGAAGGCGAAGATTTAGTTGGGTTTGAACTAGAATTAACGGCTCCGTCTATAATTTACGATCAACAAAAAGTTGCATTAATGAATGAAAAAATTCAATTAGCTAATGCAATGAAAGATTCAAAATTAGTTTCAGATAAATACATATATGAATTTATATTCAACATGTCCGAAGATCAATGGTTGCAAGAAAGAACCAATGTCATTGAAGATCTTAAACTTCGATTCCGTCAAAATCAAATTGAACAAGAAGGAAATGATCCAGCAGTAACCGGAGTATCATACGGCACTCCACACGATTTAGCAACCGTACATATGTCTAGTTCAGAAGTTGAAGACAAAGATAAAGGTGGCAGACCCAAAGAAGGAATTAAATCAGGACAACATCGAAATGCATTCGGATGGGATCCAACGGGTAAAAAAGAATTAAAACAAGCATTTGACCCAGAAAATCAAAAAACAACATTTACTCCTGATCCTAGATTTAAAACGCGACAAACAAACATGGCTATGGAAAACATACTTAAGAATATGAAAAGTAAATATGGTATTATTACGGAAACATTGAATGCAAATACGCATAATGATTCAGATTCTGGTACTATGTTAGACGAAAACAATATTTTATAAAATTAAACATATTTATTTAAAATTAAGGCAAATCCAACTATGAAGAAACTAAAACATTCGAAATACAAAAACACCGGTATTTTATTTGAAATGTTAGTTAGAAAATTAACTTCAGAAACGTTGTCATCTAATAAATCTGATACTATCGATATTATTAAAAATCATTTCGGTCGTAATACGGAATTATCTAAAGAATTACAATTGTACAATTCGTTATTAAAAGAACAATTTCGAAGTGAAGCACACGCATTAGATTATATAAGAACCGTTAAAGCTACTCATTCTAAACTAAATCAAAGTGCGTTAAAAAGACAAAGATATAATTTAGTTAAAGAAATTTCTGAAAAATTTGTTTTTGAAAATATGTCTAAAATACATATATCCAATTACAAAGTTTTAGCATCTATCAACATGTTGTTTGAACATGAAGAAACGGATAATCCAAAACAAATTATGGAATGTAAAAACGTTATTATTGATAACGGTTTAATTACAGAACGAGTAACTGTGAAAAAAGATCCAGTTATTGAAAAATTTGAAAGTCAGCCTAAAGAAATTCGTTTATTAACGTATAAATTATTAGTTGACAAATTCAATGAAAAATATTCCGGATTAGACGAATCTCAAAAACGATTATTAAATAAATACGTAACTAACGTTAATGATACTGCTACATTAAAAGATTATGTAAGAACAATCATACCATCAATCAAAAAGCAATTGGCAGAATCTGCTAAAACGGTAGATGATAAAGTAGTAAAAATTAAAGTTCAAAAATTATCAGAAATGCTTTGTAATGTAGAAAATTTGAAAACTATCAAAGAATCTCATATATTGTCTTTACTACGTTATTTTGATTTAATTAAAGAGTTGAAGGAAATTCGATGAAGTCATTTCTTAAAGAAATAGAACAAAAGTTTTTAGAATTAGAATCTGCAGACTATTGTGATTCGTGTGACAAACCATTGGATCAATGTATTTGTAATGCCGATGAAATTGATGAACAAAACGTTACGGGAGCAGTCGCCGGATACAATACACCAGCAGCATTTGCTAAACCTGGTAAATGGAAAAATAAAAAAATTGGATATGCATCGGGAGTAAATGAATCCGTAAACACTCCGCCTACATTTCGTTGGGATACGGAAGACTATCAAACTCCGGAATCAGAAGAAGAAGAATATGTAGATAAATTTCCATTTTCAATAGATCATACAGAATGGCAACATAAAAATTACAAATATCCTTCTGTAGATTTATCAACAAAACCAGGAACTGCTACAAAAAAACATAAAACTTTGAAAGTAGGAAAACCTAACAAATTACAAGTTGAAGATATTTTAGAAAAAAAATACGAACAAATTATCGAAGGATATCGAGATTTTAAATCCGGCGATGTTAAACCATCTGTAAAAGTTAAAGATAGTATTCGTGAAATTGCAAAAAAACTTAAAGAAATAGAAACTATAGTAAATTATAGTACTAAATATAAAAACGAAGCAGGAGTTACGTCAGCCGCATATGGACCAGGTACAACAAAAGCATTAACGGAAATATCAAATAGATTAATCAAAATGTCAGAAAGAATAAGATCATTAGGGGAATAATATGTCAAAACAACTTATAGTAGAATATATGCCATTTAAGCCTGTTGGTTCTTTAACAGAATCAAGCGGGGCAGCATATGGGATACCTGGTGGTTTTGTTGTGCAAGGAGTTTTACAAAGAGCAGGAGCTAAAAACCAAAACGGAAGAATATATCCAAAAAATATTTTAGAACGAGAATGTCGACGATATCAAAAAGAATATATCGAACAACACAGAGCATTGGGTGAATTAGATCATCCAGAATCGTCAGTTGTTAACTTGAATAACGTTTCACATAACGTATTAAAAATTTGGTGGAATGGCGACGATTTGCAAGGAGCAGTACAAATACTTGATACTCCATCCGGAAAGATTCTTAAAGAATTATTTCGTGCTGGTATAACATTAGGAATATCCTCGCGAGGATTAGGATCAGTTAAAGAATTGCGCAATGAAGGTGCAGTAGAAGTACAAGAAGATTTTGAATTGATATGTTGGGACTTCGTATCTAATCCTTCAACACACGGCGCCTTTATGCGTCCTACGCACATGAATGAGTCGATAAACAAAACAAATATAAAAACAGATAAATACGCACGAGTACATGACATTATAACATCGATACTTTGCGAAGACGGAAAATGTAGGATATAATTATGTTTACACCACACAATTTGAAACGAATTATTTCATTGTTAAATGAAAATGAAAAACAAACCGTATACGGCGAACAACCAGCTCCATTAACATACGAAGACAAAAAATATTTTGCAGAGGCACTAAAAACATATTCACAAATGGGTGAAGTAATGTATGGACGAGAAAAATTGCAAGAGATGGTTGAACGAATTACCAAAATGGTTGAGACTGCATCCCGAATGATATCTGAATCGGATGATGATATTGTAGAAAAAGTTAGTGCAAGTCGTCATATGAAAAACATGGATTCTAGTTTAAAAGATTTACAAAAATCTGCAAATGAAATTATGATACATGAACGAAGAATGGCCGCAGCATATGAAGATATTGCTGAAGGTTTGAAAAAATATTATGATGTAGGATAATTTGGATATC